TTTGAAGATGGTTGAGACTGGACTTATTCACGGAGCAGACTCCTGGGATGCGTATCAGTTTGCTCTCGGCACCCGACGTGGCTTGCTACAAGCTATCGCGGCAGTCGATGAGGTGACCAAAAGGTTTGACGAACAGAATTAATAATGGCTACGCCCACCATCTAAAGGGCGCACAAAGGAGTAACGCAATGAGCGAAATCGTCTTGCCAGACTATCTGGCAGCGGAAAAAGTAGTAGGTGTGGCAGCAGCAGAAGCAACAGCCGAGCAAGTAGCGAAGCAACTTCCAGACCCCTGTGGTTATAAGATGCTTGTAAGCTTGCCGAAGATCGAAGAGAAATATGATAGCGGTTTAGTCAAGGCGGACTCTGTTGTTCGTAATGACGAGATCGCTACCGTCATTGGGTTTGTTATCAAGATGGGTCCTGATTGTTACAAGGACAAAGACAAATTCCCTACAGGCCCGTACTGTAAGGAAGGCGACTTCGTGTTGATGCGAGCCTACGCAGGTACGCGATTCAAGCTGCATAATGTCGAGCTGCGCCTGATGAATGACGATTCGATCGAAGGTGTTGTCCAGGACCCTCGCGGTTATTCGCGCGTTTAAAGGAGAAATAAAATGGCACTACCAGATGAAAACAGTACCTTGAAAAAGGAATACCAGGAAGAACCCGCTATCGAAGTTGTGATGGCGGACGAAGGTGACGGTATTGAAGTGGATGTCGTGGATGATACCCCCGAAGAAGATCGTGGCCGTAAACCTCTCCCCGAAGGTGAAGCAGAACCCACTGACGAAGAAATGGAAGAGTACTCGGAGGCGGTTAAGAAGCGTATTTCCAAGATGCGTCGCGGTATGCACGATGAGCGGAGAGCCAAAGAAGCGGCGAACCGTGAGCGTGATGAAGCCGTATCTGTCGCCCAAAGGATATTCCAGGAGAAGAAAGCACTTGAAACCAAGTATGTTCAAGGTGAAGATGCGTTCATCAATCAGAGCAAGGAAAAGATTGATCTGGCGATGGCCAGTGCCAAGCGTGAGTATAAGACTGCTTATGAGATAGGCGATGCCGATGCGATGGCTGAGGCACAGGAGAAAATTGCGACAGCCGCAGCGGAGCGTAGGGAGGCCGAGGTTTGGACTAGACAATCCGCACAGCGTAAAGAAAGCACTAGACAAGAGCAAGCCCCTGTGGTACAAAGCCAACCATCGCAGCAGGAGGTCCCACCTCCGGATCAAGATGCGCAGGATTGGGCAACAAAGAACAAGTGGTTTGGCGAGAATAAGCGCATGACAAACGTGGCTTACGCTATCCACGATGAGCTCCGCGAAGAGGGTATCGATCCCGGCGCAGACTCAGACAAGTACTACAGGAAGTTGAACGCCGAAATGCGTAAGCAGTTCCCTGGGTATGAATGGGGCGACGCCCCCAAGAAGAAATCAACGTCGGTTGTAGCGCCGGTCAATAGATCGTCGAAGACAGCCACACGCGTAACACTCACACAATCACAAGTAAGCTTAGCGAAACGCCTCGGGTTAACCCCGGTGCAATACGCGGTCGAACTTGCTAAACTGGAGAACTAAAAATGGAAACCACAAAAAATTTATCTCGTATATCACGCGATTCAACAACTCGTAGACAGTGGAAGCCGGCAGAATTACTGCCAGAACCAACGAGACAGGCAGGGTGGGAGTACAAATGGATACGCAAGTCGATCATGGGTGTAGCTGATCCCATGAATATGTCCAAGTCGTTACGTGAAGGGTGGGAGCAATGTCGTTTGGAAGACCACCCGGAAATGATGCTGGCCATAGACCCCGATGCGAAGAACTCCGGTTTGATTGAAGTAGGCGGCTTAGTGTTATGCAAGATGCCGCAAGAAATGTTTGACCAGCGCCAGCAGTACTACGTAGATCAGGCTCAAGGCCAGATGGAGTCAGTAGATGCGCAGGTTGATAGGGAAAATGACAAGCGGATGCCAATCTTTAACGAGCGTCAGACGAAAGTCGTTTTTGGTAACGGCAGGTAAAAGCGTAAGTGATTGCCACCGTTGAATGTAGTTTTTAATGAAAGGAAATTACGATGGCCATCACAACTGGGTACGGATTTAAGCCCGTACAACTAATTGGCGGTCAGAGCTTTTCGGGCGGAACACTGCGCGAATTTGTTGTGACTCCAGGCAGCAACACTACTCCTTATGGTGTAGGGTCCCTCATAACGATAGCAGCCGGTGTGGCAAAAGCTGTAGCAACCTCACCAGTAGCAATTGTTGGAAGTACCGTGAACACAAATACTCCGGTCGGCGTTATGACAGGTGTTCGTTATACAGACCCTGTTTACAAACAGACTGTACACGCGCCCTATCTGCCCGCAGATTCAACCGGCTACACAAATATTTTCGTCAAAGTTGTGGACGATCCTGACTGTTTGTTCCAAGTACGTTATGAAGGTACCCTTACTTATACAAGTATTGGCTCCAACGTAGCTGTATCGTTCGGTACTACAAGTGCAACCACTGGTAACTGTAAGGACTACGCCACTGGTGTTGCTACCACGCTGACCTTGGGTTTCCGTATTATTGATATTGTGGGTAGTTTGACGGACTCCGCCGGTGCCGCTGTTACGGACATCATTGTTAAATGCAACGCCAATACGCATGCTTACGCATTGCAAACCGGTCAATAAGGAGATAACTCATGGCTATCAGTCGTTCGCAACTATTAAAAGAGCTGCTCCCAGGGCTTAACGCATTGTTCGGTTTGGAATACAACCGCTACGGTGAAGAGCACAAAGAGCTTTATGAAATCGAAACATCCGAGCGTTCCTTTGAAGAAGAAGTGAAACTCGCTGGTTTCGGCGCAGCCCCAGTCAAGACTGAAGGTGCCGGTATCGTTTACGATAGCGCACAAGAAGCTTTTGTGGCTCGTTACACACACGAAACCATTGCAATGGGTTTTGCGATCACTGAAGAAGCAGTAGAAGATAACCTCTACGATTCTTTGTCTGCTCGTTACACCAAAGCTTTGGCTCGCGGTATGGCCTACACCAAACAAGTTAAAGCCGCTTCTGTCTTTAACAACGCTACTTCAGGTTCATACCTGTATGGCGATGGCGTAGCCTTGCTGTCAATTGCTCACCCTCTGGTGAACGGTGCGACTAACTCAAACCGTCCCGCAGCTCACGCTGACCTGAACGAAACTTCGCTTGAAAACGCGTTGATCGCTATGGCAGCCTGGACTGATGAGAAAGGTCTGTTGATCGCAGCTAAAGCTCGCAAGCTGGTTGTACCTCCTGCACTGATGTTCGTTGCCTCACGTCTCTTGGATAGCCCTAAAGAGGCTCGCCAAGGTACTGCAGACCGCGATATCAATGCGATTGTCACCAAAGGCGCGATCCCTGAGGGTTTCACAGTTAACCACTGGTTGACTAACACCACTCAATGGTTCTTGCTGACCGACGTTCCGAACGCACTGAAGCACTTTGTACGTGCCGCAGTTAAAACGGAGATGTTGGGTGACTTTGAAACGGGCAATGCACGTTTCAAGTCCAGAGAGCGGTATAGTTTCGGTGTGTCTGATCCATTAGGTGTATACGGCAGCGCATAGACCGTTGATTCTAAAGGACTTTCTAAACCCCCGCAAGGGGGTTTTTCTTTTGGCGCGCCGTGTATATCATGGGCACATATTAACTCGCTAGGAGAATCCCATGAAGGGTTGGACTTTAACCTACACATAACATATAATGTACTCCTTCATGTTGTGCCTTCTGGGATTCTCCAATCCCCTTGACCCCCGAAAGGGGGTCTTTTTTGCTTGCACAAAACACCAATCCCCTGTATAAGACACACAGTAATCGAGACATTCGCACGCCTAGACCGGCTCGACGGACTTGTAAGAGACTAGGTGTGCCAAAACCCTTACAGGAGAACCATCATGGGAAAAAGCACACTCAGCGGCCCACTGCACGTCGGTACAATCAAAGACGGCGCAATGGCTACTAACAACCTCGGTACAGTCGTACTATCACAAAAAGTAGCCTTCGTAACTCCAGCCCTTGCGGTGTCTTCAACTGACGCTGATGGCCAGACTGTTACCTCATATCTGGGTATGCCAGCTGTTGCCTGGGCTGCGACTGCAGTCGCTGCAACTATTTCGGTAAACCTGCCAGCCAACGCTTCGATCCTGGATTTCGTCATCGATCAGTCTCTGGTTACTACAGGCGGTACAGCGATTAACCTGACTTCTGGTATTTCTGCGGCTGGTGTTGAATACATCGCCTCAACAGATATCAAAACGACAGTTCGTTTGCGTCCTACCTACACTGCGGCACACCTGATCGCCATGCGCACTATTGGCGCAAACACTGCTGTGTATGTTCAGATCACACCTACTGTTACTGCAGCTACCGCCGGCGTTACTATCGTTACGATCCAGTACACACAAGTCGCTTAATAGGGGGCTGATATGCTAGTAAGGCAGAATGGTTCGGTCCCGCTCCAAAGTGCGGCGACCACAACGGCAACAGGCTCATGGATTAAATGCTATGGCCCGGCGCAGGCTTATCAGGTTGTAGTGGTAGGTACAGCAGGCGCATACAGTGCTACGGTTGTTATCGAAGGTTCTAATGATGGCACTACTGCTGTCGCGGTTCCTCTCGGTACTATCACTGTAAGCGGCACCGGTACAACGGCTGCGTCTGATGGCTTCGCTACTGGGCTGGCTCCTTGGGCCTGGATTCGTGCTCGTGTGTCAGCAATATCCGGCACCGGTGCTAACGCTTCTACTTGGATGGGGACATAACATGGCCGTATCGATAAATCCACAGGTATCAGGTGGGGGCTTTCAAGGTGCTCCTGAGTCAGTCGCTAACTCCGCTATTGCTGTTATGGTAAACGGAGACACGATTTTTACTGTCGTAGGCGACATCCAGATTATCCAGTTGTTTTCAGAGTGTGTGACCGCGAATAATGCAACAGCCAGTACATTGCAGTACAGCGTTACTCCTACAGGGTTGATAGCCAGTACCATTTCGGGTGCGTCTTCGACCCTGGCCAGTGCTATTATTGGAACGACGGTTGCCCTGGATGGTACAGCGTTAAGCACGGCTCCAATCGTATCCCCCAATGCAGTTGCACTAGGTACTGTCCGCCCCATTGTTTGTTTAGGCGGCGTTATCAAGCTCGTCATCGGTGTGGGCTCTACAACAGGCACTTGGGAACACTATATTCGCTACCGTCCCCTTGAGTTCGGCGCGTACGTTTATTGAGGTTTAGATGGCTACTTCTGGTACGGCAGTATTTAACCCAGATATAAGTGAGATAATCGAAGAAGCCTATGAGCGTATAGGTTCTGAGAGCATCTCAGGATACGACGTGCGCACAGCGCGGCGAAGTATAAATATACTGGGGTTGGAGTGGGCGAACAGGCAAGTTCATCTGTGGACGATAAGTTCGGCTACGGTCGCGCTGACAACGGCCACAGCCACGTATACCCTGCCGGCAGATACCATCGACTTGCTTGATGTCGTGATCAGGACAACGACTGGGGGTGTTAATACTGACCTGGCGATCGGTCGCTTGTCCGTCGGAGAGTACTCCGCGATACCAGTTAAAACCACTCCAGGTCGGCCAGTACAGTTCTACGTCGACAGGCAGATCGCAGCCCCTACAATAACCGTCTGGCCAGTGCCGCCTGATACTACCTATACGTTGGTGTACTGGCGCATGCGCAGGATACAGGACGCGGGTACGGATGGCGCGATAACAATGGACGTAGCAGCCCGTGCGATCCCCGCGTTTATAGCGGGTCTGGCATACTACCTGGGGATGAAGAAAGCCCCGGAACGCTTGCCAGAGTTGAAGGCCATTTATGATGAGCAGTTTTTGATGATGACTGAGGAAGACCGAGAACGCGCGAGCTTCAGGGTTATGCCCAGGAACAACCGATAGGAGATAGGGATGTTTGCTTCAGAAAAGAAAGCGATCGGTGATTGTGACAGATGCGGTATCACGTATCCGTTGAAGGAACTGAAATTTCTGACGATCCGGATGAAGCGGACAAATACACGCGTCTGCCCGGAGTGTTTCGAGGCCGACCACCCCCAATATAAATTAGGTATGTTCAAGGTCTTCGACCCGCAAGCATTAAAGAACCCACGTCCGGCCAATAATGATGACCGTACGTTAACCGCCCAAGTCAGCCCTACGACTGGGGATTTTTTATATAAGTGAGGAGAATCATCATGGCAAAGAAACCTAATTTTTTCGCTAAGTTCGAGAAGTCCGGTAAGGACGTTGAGACTAAAGGCAAGGGCAAGGAAGGTTCCAAGCAGGAAGAAGCTTGGGACAAGAAACAGATGAAGGGTATGAAGTCTGGCGGTAAAGTAAAAGGTTGCGCGGGTGGCGGTATCATGCGCGGAGCAGGTGCCGCTGTTAAAGGCAAAAATTTCAGTCGTTCTAGTTAAGGAGATATCATGGGAAAACCAGTCAAAAAGAAAACAATGATCACCCGTTATGCCGCAGGTGGCTCCGTTGAGGGACGCCCGAGCAAGTTGAAGATGGCTTGGGATAGTGTTAAAGATAATGTCGCCTCGCTCCCGCGCCGAGCAATTGGGGTGGCTAAAGACGCACTTACTCCGACCCCGATTGTTAATGAGATGGAGAA